TTGAGTCTCTTCTGATCAAATGAATCTCATTCGAATCACCGCATACTCTCTGACCTACAAGGTAGTGCATCGCACCACCTTTGTAGTCAGGACCAATTGATATCTTTCTAATTTCCATTAGGAAACTTTATTTACTGTTAAGATTACTGACGGTGTCTCAGGATGAGGGGCAGCAGAACCTGCATATGCAAGTGTAATAGCTGTAGATGTAGTTGACCACATCAATTGTACCTCAGCACCTGCATCCATCTGAATAAAGAAGTTCCAAGCAGCAACCAACAGACCTGCATTAGCTTGAACTGATACAGACGTATTTGTATAAGCTACGTTTGTTCCGTTTTTCTTTAACCAAAAATCTACTGTCTCAGCTGATCCACCTGTTGCTCGTCTTAACTGAGCAGAGAATGCAATATTATAAACACCTGCATTAGCAGGCTTTATAATGGTCTTATCTCCTAACCCATCTGTAATAACAGATACGCCACTTGTAGCTGTTGTATCAGTAGAATTTAACTTAATAGGATAAGCTGTATTTGCTAATGTAGCACTCTGTGCAGTAGTATCGTAAAAGCTTCCGTAGTAAAGAGCTAAAGATGATAGTTGAGATGTAGTAGCATACGTATTACTATCTACGGTACCATCAGCTTTTAAGAACTGAGATGATGTACCACCAAGTTTAATAAATTGGTTTGCAGTGATAGGATTTGATCCTAATACTACAGCTCCTGTTGCTCCCGTGTATGGAACAAAGTCACCTTGATAATATGTTGTACCAAGATCAAGAATATCACTAATAGTGAAGTTCTTGGTAACATCCATGTTATTTACATCTGTACCAATTAACTTGTCTCCTAATTGAGGATTCGATAATACTGCGTATGAACTAATTTTCATCTTTAATCTTTTTTCTCTGTTACTTCTCCTGTTTTAATGTTGATTACAGAATTTTCACCATACTTAACGATCAAGAGCTTTTCATTCTCTGCGAACGCCATCTTCAAGTGTTCAATTCTCTGTAACAACGCATACTTCTCTAACTCAAGGTCTCCTAAAGAGATCTTAGCCTTAGTGAAGTCTGAATTCATTTGTTGGATCGTATCCAACTCTTCTTGTGTTAACTTCTTAACATCTGCCACCATGTGGTGTTTTCCTTTCATTACTTTCATTTTATTTTATTTAATTTTTACAAAGATACAATTTATTAGATAACGATTTTCATTTAAAGAAGTATTCATTAATACTCTTCTGATCTATACCATAGTTAAAGTGAATGAACCCACTCTTTCCTAGTTGAAAGTTCATAGCCACCCAATTGCTTGAGGGACTAAATGCAGGGTAGTTGTAGTACTTAAATACGTCAGAGCTTGACGAGTCAAATAGATACAAGTGGCTGTCACCCTTCTCAAAGATTATCTCGTATCCTTTGTTTAATAGTTGGTTCGTGTTTAAATAGCCTAGTATTCTATTGATTTGTCCGGGGTCAATCTTCGGCTTAAAACCGAACTTTAAGTTATGAGTGTCCTTTCCGTGTGTCGTTACAAAACATTTATTACCTATTACTTCGTGATCAATAAATCGCGTCTGATTAGTTACCTTGACATTCTTTAGGTCTCTCTCGATATACTTCTTAAAGAACTGATTTACAAAATAAGAGAAGTCTCCACTGTGGTTATCGTTACAGATATTACGCACGTGTATGGTATCGTAGAATGGTGATAGGTGTGTTATTAGCATCGCCTTAAATGTGAACCCTACGTCAAATGCTTTTTGATTACTCATGTTCTGAGGTAGTGCGTGACCACCACGTGTAGTCTGACCGTTAAACCCATCTAGGTAATCGCCTAAGTCAAGAAGGTAAAGCACGTTGCTCTTTTGATTAGCTAGCGTGTACGAGATCATCTTCTCCAATCTTTCGAATAGTATGTCCTCGTTCCATTCTGTTGGGTATAGGCTACGCCCCTTATCGCTAGCATCCATACCTATATGCACATCTGTAAAGACTAGCTTATCAAACTCACCTTCGTAAACCTTTCTCTTTACTTTCTCTATGTTTAGTTTGGGAGCATCCTCAAGTATCTTCTCAAAGTCAAAGTCAAGTTCTTTACCGTGGTTAAAAGAAGGATTAGCAAAGAATAGTGATGCGTCTTTTGTCTTAATCCAACCATGCTTGACATCGTTTTCATCTAGACCCATCTCATTAGACTTGTCCTTAATCGCTCTGTACTGTTTGATCAAGTCGAACTCCTGCGGACTTAGCCGCACTCTAGGAACGCCCTTGCTTACTACAGGACGGCCACCTTTGTTTTTACTCATAAAAACTTATTTAAATAAAATTTTATTGTTTGGCTTAATAAAGACCTTAATATAAATCCCAATATGAATGCTATGATAACAAGTCCCCAACGTATCTTGTACTTTGTGATGTACTTATTTTGGTACTTTACTTGCTTAGTGTCTTGTTTTTTATTATAGTTGTCAGCTTCTAAGCTGTCAGAATACATCTTTTTTACAGCCTTTAAGCTGTCATTAAATCTTCTGTTATCAAATCTATATTGAAGCCTTGTCTTAGGCACATAGGAAGTCTTATTAAGAATGATTGTATCTTTTTGAACTATCACCTTCTCCCAAATAATTTCATTGTTTATGATCACCGGGAATGAGTCTACTGATGTAATCCTAATTGTATCAGATACCTCCTCACACTTGTATCCCTTCTTAATAGCCTTATTAAGATGATGCTCAAGGGAGCACGAGAATAACAGGTGCAGTGCAATAAAAATAAGTGCGATTTGTTTCATGACTTGAAAAATGAGCGTTTCTTATCTGCTCGGTTTTTAGACTGAGTCTGCATACGAGTCTTAGTCTTTGATGTATGAGCTACATCCTTTCCGTCCCCATTACCATGAGTCCCATTCTCTCTATTTATTCTCTGAAGATTAGCTCTGTACTTCTTTCTATCCTCTGTATCCTGATACTTTGTATCGTAAGATAACTTCTTCTTACGTGCCTCCGGATTATCATGGTAGTACTTAGCGGTCTTTGAGGTTCCCTTCTTAGTTCCTGCTAACTTGTTTCTCATTTCAATGACTTTAACATAGCAATCATTCGTGGGCAAGGATAGATATCAGACTTATCCTTACGGAATGAGTTGTGGCTATATACACCATTCTCCCCCTTTAATCCTCTCACTGATATATCCCACATATCCTCATCACAGTACGTTAGATCGATTTTATATAGTTCTGCCCAATACAACATCAATTGTCTCAGAGATTCGATCTGTGCGTCTGTGTATGCATGGTAATACTTGCGTCCTTTGTATGGTTTCTCTAGCTCACATACTTGATCGATAGGAACCTCTCTACTAACGTAGTTATAGAACTTATCACCCTTCTTAGTCAGTGGTCCCCAATTGCATATCTCAACAGCTACGCACATTGGATCAATTGATTTGTATGGTACGCCTTTTGCTCTAAAGATGTCTTGCTTAAGACCTAAGTGATATCCCCAATACTTTGAGCTAAATGCTTGACAGATCTCTCCGTCAAATGTATCCTTTGATTGTCCCTTCCCTGATATAACTACACAGGTTGCAATGCGACCTCTGTCGTCATTGTCCCACATCTTAATTGTACCTACACCTGAGCTGTTTCCTGCCGTGTGGTGTAACACAATCATGCTCTTCTTCGTCTCAGTCTTAATGTACTGAGATTCCTTCATAGGAACCTGTTTGATGTTAGATGGAAGTTTCATAATCTATTTTTTAATATTTCTATACGTCTCAGCTGTCTGCTCTACTGTCTTACGTATTCTCTTGACAACAACCCAAACTCTGCTAAGTACATTGTTTCCTGAGATATCAAACCAATTCTCGTTGATAGATGCAAGCTCTATAATAGAGAAGATGATCAGTATACCATTTGTAAACACTGCTTTGTTTAATACGATGTCGTACTCTAATGCCTTAAGCAATGAGTCCAAGAATGGAGTCAACACGTAGTAATCAAGTGGAAACAATGGTACTGCTATAAAAGCATAACCAAGTGACTTAAATATATAACCACGTCTAAGCATCTTAGACTTAAATACATCTCTGTACTTTCTTCTCTCTCTCTTAGCTACGTATTTTAATGAGATTAGTTTTATAATGGTATCAATAAATATGATGCCCATTAAGCAAATTACCGCTAACTCAACCGGTGATAATAAAGATGTCAACGCTACTAAGAATATAGTTATTTTTTCTTTCATTTCCCTTGCCCCCTGTATCTTTTTTTATAAAGCTTAGATGTCTTGAGCTTTGATGTTTTGCTTTTTGAATGAACGCCCGGTCGCACTGCCTTAGGCTTAGCTGAAAACGATGTTGACGACTGAACCTTTGCCATTACTCCTCAGTTGGTACTATTTCTACTAACTCATTTACCTTATTGATAGCCTGAACAATAGTTGCTGCCTCACTCAAGGTATATACACCTGCCTTAGCTGCTGCCTCAAGTGCCTGAACTAAAACTTGCATTGCTTGATCCTTATTCATTGATAATTGCATTAATTTGTTCTGTCTGCTCTGCTGTTAAAGCTGATGCAAACCACTCATACCCCATCATAATACGAAGGTGCTCAACATTTCTTTCGATTGTTGTCGCATCATCCTCGTTACGATTAATTAAGTCTACGCTGTCAAATGCAGCTGATACGCTTTGAGCAATTTGCTCTTGTGTCATTTCGTGTTCCATAATTACGCTAATAAAATTTTATAATCTGTACCATTTATTTTTACTGCCCAAGTTCTTGTACTTGGAAGTGTCTCCGTTGTAACTGCTCCTGCATTGTAACTTGCGCTCCCTACTACAAATTGGTTGTTTGCCGTTGCGGTTGCACTCCTACCCAATACAATACAAGATGTAAAAGTAGAAGATGTTGCAGAAGATCCTACAACAACAGAATTTGCTGCTGCTAAAACACTATAGCCTACAGAAACGCAATCTGATACACCTGTAGCACTTGGATTTGCCTGAGTACCGATACAAGTATTGTTTCCTCCTGTCTGTATGCTATTACCTGCACCATAACCAAAAATTGCATTGTTAGAGCCTGTTGAAACAGCGAATCCTGAAGAAACTCCAACAGCTGTGTTGTTTGTAGCGGTTGTAGATGATGTTAATGAACTTGAACCAATTGCAACATTATTACCTCCTGTTGTAGTAGCATCTAATGCACTTGTTCCAACTGCTGTATTAAAATTTGCATTTGTATTAAGAGCTAAAGCATTATATCCAACAGCAACGTTATCACCTCCTGTTGTATTAGCCCTTAATGCATTATGTCCTACAGCAGTTAAATATCCTCCATTAGTTGTTAGAAGAGCTGACTCACCTATAGCAGTGTTTCCTGTACCTGTGCTATTAGCTCCTAATGCATTTAAACCTACGGCTGTATTGCTACTACCTGTTGTTACAGCGTCTGCTGCTCCATGTCCAACAGCTGTATTACCTGTTCCTGTAGTATTAGCTCTTAAAGAAAAATATCCTAATGCAGAGTTATTTGCTCCTGTAGTATTAAACCTTAAAGAATCAAGACCGACAGCTGTGCTTTGGTTAGCAGTACTTTGATTTAACGCATTTACTCCAACTGCTGTATTACTAATACCTGATAAATTAGTTGCTAATGAATTATGTCCAACTGCAGTATTGTTTCCTCCTATAGTATTAATTCCTAAAGCTTCTGACCCAACTGCAGTATTTCCTATTGCTGTTGTATTTGCATCTAATGCATTATAACCTAATGCAGTATTTTGAGAACCTGTAGTATTTGACTTTAATGCACCATCACCAAATGAAGTGTTACTTGCAACATTTCCTTTACCGTTATTCCATAAAGTAAGGTCAGTAGCATTTGTCTCTACCCATGCAGGAAGACCTCCGATAGCAACTCCATTTATCTTATATTGACCTGTTATATTAATATCTATCGGCATCTTAATTAAGTATTACGTTTACAATATTTCTATTTAGCTTATAGTTATAAGCTCCCATTCTTTCTTCTCCTGAAATAGCAATATCAAATGAGATAAGATCATATATATCATCTTCTTTTAATTCAGGCTTATACTCGTCATATATAGCTAATAAACCAACTAATTCCTCTACAGGAACTTCAATAGGTGTACTACGAACTTTAACATCTTCTTTTAATGCAGCTATCTCTTCTTCAGTACCATTACTAAGTATATTAGCTTCTTCTTCTGTTATATTAACATCGATAATTTCTACCCAACTACTTTCGTTTATTGCTTTATATTTCTTCATAATTAATAGTTTACAACACCTGTAGTGTCAATTCCTAATACGACTCTCCCCCCTGAAGTGCTGCCTACAGTAAATGTATCACCTGTCATAGTACATCGTAATATGTCACTATATATTTCTGTTGGAGCATTACAGCAGAATGCTGAAGAGCCTGTTGTACATTCTGATACTAATCCATTGTTTTGACCTACCTCACCCATAAAACATCTTGCTCCACCTATTGCGTTACAGTTAATTATTGTTCCGTAGTTAACTCCACTAAGTAAGTTTGACTGAGATGCAAATGAAGCATTACTTGCTGAGCAGTTACTAATAGTACCCTGATTTTGTGCTGAATTAATATTTTCTCCTATAACACTAACAAATGAATTAATACCTGATGTACAGTTATTGATAATCCCTGAGTTTGTAGAATTACAAGTACCCGATATTAATTCATTACCTGAACAAAATGAATATGTACCTGCTGTACAATTTTTAATAGTACCTGCATTAAAACTGCCTCTTACTGAGTAACAAAACGAATAATTACCTGCGATGCAGTTGTCAATAGTTCCAAAGTTTGCTACATTTGAAAACATTGTTGCTACAGTTGATAGGAAAGAATAATTTCCTGCTATACAGTTCTTAAATGTACCATATAAATTTGTTCCTGATGTAGATGTAGCTACTATTCCAATTGGAGCTGAATTGGCAGTATATCCAAATGAATAAGCTCCTGCTATACATAAGTCAAAAGTTCCGTTTATAGAAATTGAGTATGACCCAAATGAGTACTCACCACCTACACAGTTTCTTATATATAAGCTCTCATTAACTCCTGCACTTGCAGCTACTGCAAATGCACCGTGTACATAGTAGCTATTTCTTGTAGTGTCAATTCCTGACATACGCACATTAATACCATCTCCTGTGCTTAGTACCTGCATACTTGAGAAGTATACGTCAGGAACGCCACTTAAGGACTCAAGGTCAATAAATGAGGTGTTAACAGTTAATGCTCCATCTACTGCCTCATTGAATGTATAGTATCCCGGAGCTAATAGTATAACAACACGGTTAGTAGCTGATTTAGCAGCTCCATTTGGTGTCATTGCCTGTGCAGCAGTATAAGCATCTCTAACAGCTTGCCCATTTTCAGCAGGTGTACCATTTGCATTAACAAAGATGTAGTTCTCTCCACCAAGTGTAAAGTTACCGATGTTTGCCTTGTAGCTTCCTGTGCCATCAGCTGATACCTCGATGATATCTGTTGCGTTAAATGATCTTCCTAACGCAGGTAGGTCTATTATCTTATAGCTCATAGTTAATCAATTATTCTATATTCGTTGTCATCTGTAATACGATATACACCATCATCAGCAATCCTCACTGTTGTTGGTACGGGCGGAACAGTTGATACGATATGCTTACCGTCAACTGCCGCCTGAATAGATATCTGTATTCCGTTTATCATATTACCAAAGTGCTACAAGATTCGATGCAGCTGTTCCTGTACTAAATACTTTTAATACCTGAACAGGTAAAAATGTTCCTCCTACTGTATTTGCAAATGTAACATCCTGTCCACTTGCTGTAAGAACACGTAAGTTTCCACCTGTACCAACGTATAGGACACAAGCCTCTTTGTTGTTCTGAGTGTAGATAGTAAATGAGTTACCTGATGCCAAAAAGATATCAGCATTTAGTAATAGGTTCTCCTCATCAAGTACTCTTGTTACTGTTGCAGCTAATCCGGTTGTGTTATTATATACAACATCTCCGGTCTGAACATTTAATGTAACAAACTGACCTGTTACATCCTCAAGTTGGTTAGCACTTACAGCAGCACTTGATCCTGTTGCAATTACATTAGGAAATGGGATGTTTGCATTGTCAGTTGGTAATATATTTAGTGCAGTTCCAACCTGCAACTTTTGATAATTTGCCATGTCTTATAAATTAATAAGACAAAGATAAGCAATATTTTAAAACAAAAAAGCCACCGGTTAGGTGGCTTTGATTATTGTCTATTTAAATACTATAAAATATTTAGTGTAGTATTTGCAGGCACTGTTAAAGTATATCCCAATCCCATTGATAAAGGACCTGTATAGTTTACAGTTGCATTATCAGGAAGCACAATATTTGTGTTAATTGCACCTGCAATTGTAAATCCATTTGCATAGATTGATGCTCCTGTTGTCTCAGATGTAAGATCTGACAATGTATATGGCTCGCTCTCTGCATTAATTCGTGCAGATCTTAGCTCAGGTAATTGATACGTTGGGGAAAATCCGATGAATTGTGTCCCCTGTGGAATTATTGCCATAACTATTTACTTTCTAATTGTTCAACTTTAGCAGCCAAGTCTTTAATAGCTTGAACTAATACAGGGATTAATCTTCCGTAAGATGCTTCCAATTTCTCAGGGTTCTCATCGTATACTAACTTAAGAATATCAGCAGACTCATACTTATCCTCAAGTTCTTTTAAGTCTTGTGCGATAAATCCTGAATCAGCTACATCGTGTCTTCCTTTCTCGTTGCGGTCATCCCATACAAATTTAACAGGATTAAGTTCTTTTACAAACTCAAGACCTAATTCAATTGGAGCTACATCTTTCTTATCTCTTGCATCAGACAATGATGTAATAGATGTAACATTACAACGTAGTACTGTGTGAGCTGTATTACCAAGTGTAATTGAGTTACTTGTAGTAGCTGTTGGTGCCTGAGTGTCATCACCTAAACAAACATTATTACTTCCCGTTGTTAAAAATGCACCTGATGCAGTACCAACAATAACATTGTAATTTCCTGTTGTTATAGAGAATCCTGAATCACCACCTAAACACACATTCTCATAACCACTTATATTACTACTTAATGCCTCAACACCAACTGCTGTATTATTATACCCATTGACATTATTCTGTAAAGAAGAAGCCCCAATTGCAACATTTGTTGTGCCTGTAGTATTATCTACCATTGCATCAGGACCAATAGCTAAATTATCTGTACCTATAGTGTTATTTCTTAAAGCATTTGCCCCAATAGCTGTATTATTTGCTCCTGTGCTATTTAACATTGCACCTGTACCAATGATTGTTGTTAGTACTCCTGTTGATGTATTTGCATTGTATGCAGTACCACCGTATAATACGAAAGGACCATTAACAACTTCTTTTGCTACAATCCCATTTACATTTACAAATGCACCCGATAAAGGAAGTACATTATTTACATTTATCTGACTCATTTTTCTTTGTTTTTGTTATTATAAAATAATTTATTTACTAATATGTTTGGTTCGTTTAATGCATCCTTTCTTGCAGAACATCCGCAGTCAACTCCCGTTAAATCTGAGACCGTGTCAACAAACTTCTTTATGCCTGTTGCCTTTGTAAACTTCTCAATGGTATCTCCTAATCCAATGCTGTCTCGCCTTACGCCTGTAACAACTGTTCTTAAATTTGATTCCATGTCACAAAGATAGGTATTATTTTAGTTTATTTTTAGGCTTAACTACCTTACCTACGTTTCCCTTTAGAAATTTCATAGGTCCTTCTAAAGATTTTTTAGACTCGTACTTAGCAGCCTTCTTAATTATCTTCTTCATGGTCTCATGTCTCGTTTTCTAACCTTAGGCTCGTACTCAAGACCTGTGCTTTTCTTGATCTTTCTCTCAGCCTTATTGATCTCTCTGTTCTCTTTTCTAGCAGCTCTTCTCTTCATCCTTGTCTCTTTGTCTCCAAAGTCAGTAGGTGCTAATGGGAATTCTCTATTCATCATAATGTTTATTTTTAACAGTTCCATTTTTTAAGTGCCAATGCCTTTCTAGTAGGCCTGCCTTTCTCGTCCTTCATAGGACCCTTTACACCTGACATACGGGCACAGAATGACTTACGTCTCTTAGCGTCCTTGCTATCAGGGTCAAGCTTAGAAGGCTTTGTTGTAACAGCCATCTTGAGCTTCGATCCGGTGGCACTATTGTACTTGTTAATACCCTTCTGTGTAAGTCCACCTGTCTTCGATTTCTCACCTCTACCAATTGATAAAGATACTTTCTTTGCCATTACCCCTTCTTTTTAGTAGATGCCTTAATCTTCTTCTCCTGCTTAAGCATTGCTGCAGTAGGTTTCTTTTTGGAACCTTTGTTTTTACGGATAGCATCCCAAAGCCCTGTTTGGGAATAGCTACCGTCTTTTCTTTTAAGCATTTGCTTTGCCATTTATTAACAAGCTTTTTTGCCCATCATTTTTTTAGCAGGTTTACCCATAGCTCCTTTAGGCTTAACTGCCGATTTAGTAGCTGTAGCAGGTCCCTTCAATCTTGAAGCTGCCGGTAAGTTTGGTGTTGCTTTTGTTGCCATTGTATATTTGTTTTATTTGTTACTAGATTTCTCTTTCTTTTTCTCCTGACGTTTTTTATAACGCTCATCTCTACGTGCAATAGCCTTATCACTTGATAAGATTACTGTTCCAATACCTGAACCAATAGCAGATAATAATTTAGGTAAAACTCTATTTGCTTTTTCAACAGGATCCGGCTCGTCATTTTTGCCGAACTTCTTGCTCATCTTGTCAATAGCAGAATTCTTAAAATTGATGCTATTATAGTCTTTCATTGCCATTGTCTATTTTTTATTAGTTAACTTTACAAAAGTAATAAATTAAATCTAATGGAAAAAAAGAACGACTACCTAAAATATTGGCGTATAGTAAAGTATTATATCAAGGCCAAGTACGGGATAACACAGGCAGAACTAGAGATGCTCCTCTTCCTCAAGTCAGAGAGCTACTTTGATAAAGACAGGTTCCTTGAGTTCAATCAAGTATTCCCTTGGAACAAGAATCGCTTTGACAACTTACTACGTGATGGTTGGATCCAAGTCTTCCGTAAAGGTAGTGGTCCTCGTAAGAACCTATACCACTTGCCACAGAAGACTAGAAAGATGTTAGAAGTTGTCTATAAGAAGCTCAACGGTGAGGAGATTGCCACACACGAGAACTTTAACCCTATGTTTAAAAGAAATGTTAGCTACAGCGATAAGGTATACCGAAACATGATCATCTCAATGAATGAGGAGATCAAAGCCAACAAGTTGAAAAAGGAGATGGAGGAGTAGTTGCACTATAGCACAACTACCACATCCCTTTCGTTAATTATTGTGTACTGCTCATCGTTGATGACCATCGTAAAGCTATTTGACTTGTCGTAGTAGATGTAGTCACCTGTCTCGATTGCTTTCACGTCCGTTCCTGCTACCGCAACGATAGCCTTCTTGTAACGCATCTGATTGGAGTCCTCTCCTGACAGTAATAGACCTGATGCAGTCTTGATCTCTTCGTCCACTGTCTTGATCACTATATTTTTGCCGATTGCACGCATATGTAATTGAATTTTAATTTTTTGTTTAATATTTTACTATTTACTTTTTTACTTCTTTTAGCAATATTATTTGCTATAGAAGTTTCCAAACAACCTAAATCTTTTGCAGCTTGTCTTAAAGAAGGAAAATTACCAATGAATTCAGATGAATAATAATCATAACAAGAAATAGGTCTTGCGCTTACTATTTTTGATTTATTAGATAATCTCATTTTTTCTTTAGTAGCCTCAGATAACTTACTTCCTGTTAATGTTTTAGCTATTTTCTCTCTCCATTCCTTGCTTTTTACCTTTCCTTTTAGTGCTTTAGATATTTTTTCTTTCCATTCATCTGTTCTTGCTACAGATTTTAAAGACTTAATTTTTTTATTTAAACCTTTTTCAGACATTGCCTCTACAGTAATTCCTCCTTTTGTTTGATTTATAAGTTGTCCATTATTTAAATCTATTCTACCATATTTTTCAATAAGTTCTATCTCTAATTGACAAGCCTCTTCTAATGTTAATCCTTCTTTGAATATTTCAATAGTATATCCGTGTTTACTTACTACGCTATTCCACCATTTTGATCTTTGTTTAGAATATGCACGCGCCAAATTACCCATTCCTACATAAAAAACAGAATTATCTGTATTTTTCCTATGAAGATATACTACTTTTTTATTTTCCATTTAGCAAAGATAAGATTTTTTTTCTTTCCGATTGCTTTCATGTTATTGAAGTATGTCGTCAACAAATATGGGAGTCTTATCTCCCATATAAGCCGACTTTATATTAAACTCAAAGTGATCTAAAGCTACTTTATGGTCTAACCCCTTTTGCTTTAGTATGTCAATGCACTTCTTCTCTGAGTAAACAACCTTCATTGTGAACTGCTCCACTCCGATTATTGCCTCATCGAATCCCAATACGAACATAAAAATTTCGTCCGGGTATGCATCAACTATTAACTGTCTCACTCTATTCCAATTGTTCGTGCCATCGTTACGATAGCGTTAGTACTTAGTATCGTAACTGCTACACTCACCGCGTTCTGCAATGCTGAGCGTGTTACCTTCAACGGGTCGATTACTCCCATCTTGATCAGGTCACCCTTCTCACCCGTCTTCACGTTGTATCCATGACCCGGTGTGATCATACTGTCAGCTACGTCCTCGAAGTTGATACCTGCGTTCTTTAGGATCTGAATGATTGGCATATTGACAGCCAACTGCATGATCTTTGCCGCGATTACCTTCTCATCTGTGTCAGTTGCGAAGCCTAATCCCTCAAAGACGTTGATCTCACCCAAGGCCTTACCACCGCCCGGCAAAATTCCTTCCTCCAAGGCTGAACGTACCGCGCATACCGCGTCATCAATCCTGTCGTATAGCTCCTTTTGCTCTAGGTCTGTGTTTCCACCTGCGTATATTACACCAATTCCACCTGTTAATGACGCAATTCTCTCCAAGATGAAGTCCTTGTCGTTCTTTTTGGTAGCTGCCTCGTTAGCCTTCCACAACTGAGCGACTCTCTCATCGATCTGCTCTTGGTCAGCCTTCACATCACTCGTCATGATGATGGTCTCGTCTCGTCCAACGATCACCTTCCCTGCGTGACCTAGGTCAGCGTACGTCATATGGCTCAAGTCGTCACCCGTCTTCTCGCTGAAGTAGGTAGCACCCACGCTTGTCGCGATGTCTTGCATCAGCTCGTGCTGCTTGTACCCAAAGCTTGGTGGTTGGATAGCACATATCTTTAGTCCGTTCTTAACTACGTTCGCAGCTAAGGTGTTTGTCATGTTCGTAGAGCACGGTGCGATGATCAGTAGCTTCTTCCCCTCCTGAATAAGTGGCTTTAGTACCAACTCTATCTGTAGGATGTTACCGATCTCCATGTCTGCTACTAATACAAGGGTGTCCTCTAAGATACACTCGTCCTTCTCCTGATTATTAATGAACATAGGCGAAAGGTATCCCCTCTGTACACGTAGTCCGTCCGTGGTCTCTGCGTATGTGCTAGTAGACTGTGACTTCTCCACCGTTACAATCCCCGTCTTTCCAACGTCCTTGTACACGTCTGCGATGATCTTACCTATTGAACGGTCGTTGTTCGCACTGATCGTAGCCACGTCAGCCAACATACCCGTTGTTACTCTCTTGCTCTTCTTCTTAAGCCTATCAACGATCAAGTCACTTAGCTCCGTCATGTGTCGTAACACCTGAGTCCTGTTGTGCTCCGGTTTGATTAGCTCCATACCACCCAATACCATGGCCTCAGTTAACACGATAGCCGTAGTGGTCCCGTCTCCTGCCGTTGTAGCAGTACGGTCAGATGCCTCTTTCATCATCTTAACCGCTAGGTTCTCTACAGGATCCATTAGCTCGATAGCCTTTGCTACCGTAACCCCGTCCTTAGTGACTGTAATACCGTGCGTGTGGTGTGGTGATTCGATTAGTACCGTGTTCCCGTGGGGACCCAATGTACTCTTGACAGCAGATGCCATCTTCTTAACTCCGGAGATAAGTTTCTTCCTTCCCTCCTCTTCGAAGAATAAATCCTTCGGCATATAACCTTGTCCTTGCATATTTGATTTAATTAATTATGAGACAAAAATACGTATATTTTTAAAAACTAAGCGTGAAATGTCAAGTTTTTTGCTGCAAATACACGATAAGTGGTATACTTTTTAAGTTTTCTATACCCGATTGCGTATATTTTTCGTATATATACGGATAAATACGTATATTTTTTTTCCACAAACTTCATCCAATAAATCGAAATAGTGGCAAATGTTTGTCTCAAATATTTGCTAAATATGCGACACACCTATATACTAAAAATACCACGGGTGCTATTGATCAGTATTAATATATCCCCGGAGGGGGTCCGCTACTTAGTTACTTACTTAGTTACTTACTTAGTTACTTGGTATCCTTTCTTATTAATACTCGTAGAGTATCAATAAATAAGGGGCACCGCTTTCAACTGATACCCCTTACCTTCAAACCAAATGCGAAAAGCAATAATGCTCCACAAAGATATGACTATTATTTGAAAATGCAAATAAAAAATTAATGCTGTCAACTGCAGAAATAATTTCTCTATATATATATATATATATTTTATATAATATATATTTTTTTTCCCACTAGAATTTGAAGAAAAAATCGACATTATCGACAGTTAACTGATTATCAATAAGTTAGTCGACATTCTCTCGACATAAAAATCAATAATTATGTCGATAATCGACAGGAACTATAAAAATCAATACTAAAAAATAAAATGAGTAAAATAAAAAAGGGGCCTATTAGACCCCCTAAACTCATCTTGCAATAGTATTACATACAGCTTTTACCCTTCATGTACTCCATCATATCAGCTCGCATCTCTGCGCGATACATGGCGTTCTCCATGATCATAGTCTTCTCCTCAACCTTTCTTGCCTTCTTCATCATTGCAATCTTTTGGATTCCCGTCATACCATCAGGTTGGTTGTTAATCAATCTACCGTTGCGTACCTCTAATCCCTCTAAGTTTCCTTTCTTGTTCATCATAATCTTAAGTTTTTACAAAGGTAAAAAATTATATTAGATAAGTGTAGTGTTGGGGTTGTACCACGTTTCACGCAGCCGGCCCGAAAAAGGAAATTGCTTTTTTTCAAGGGGTGGGGGGTGCAAAATCTCGAACTTTCGGCAGATTTTTTGGGTTTTCCATGGTCACCTGTGCGCAGATGGTCATGCCGTCCACGCCTGTAGCCCGCGCCCGCGCTACGTTTGCGCATATCTCCCCTAGCTAGCGCCCGTTGTTGCACGAATTACACACGTATACATGGTATAGGCTATGAGAAGGCAAGAAAGATTGAAGAGAAGACCATGATCATGGAGAACGCGATGTACAGAGCAGAGATGCGAGCTGATATGATGGAGTACATGAAGGGTAAGAGTTGTATGTAATACTATTGCAAGATGAGTTTAGGGGGTCTATTAGGCCCCTTTTTTATTTTACTCATTTTATTTTTTAGTATTGATTTTTATAGTTTCTGTCGATTATCGACATA